TGACCATCGGCAGGGCCGGGTCGAGGATGGCGATGTCGGGCACCATGTCGGCGGCGACAATCGGGTACTTGATGTGGTTTTCCGTGTCGGTGATCACCGAGAAGGCCGTGATCTCGGAGGCCGTGCCGGACGTCGAGGGAATGGCGACGAAGCGCGCCTTGTTGCGGAGCGGCGGCATGGCGCCGACCGGGATGATGTCCTCGAAGGTGAGGTTCGGATGCTCGTAGAAGCACCACATCACCTTTGCGGCGTCGAGTGCCGAGCCGCCGCCGATGGCGACGATCCAGTCCGGCTCGAACGCCTGCATCGCCTTGGCGCCGCGCCAGACGGTCTCGACCGACGGGTTGGGCTCGACGCCGTCGATGACGATGGATTCGATGCCGCCCTTCTTCAGGATCTCGATCGCCTGGTCGAGGAAGCCGAAGCGCTTCATGGAGCTGCCGCCGGTGACCAGAGCCGCCTTCTTGCCCTTGAGGTCGGCGAGCTTGGAGAGCGAGCCCTCGCCGTAAATGATGGTGCGGGGAATGGAGAAGTTCATCACGGTCATCTCAGTCTCCTTGTCGGAACGAGGGGAGGGCTCGTCCGGACATGGGGGTCCGGTCCGTCTCCACGAAGGAAGCGGGCGAGGCGGGCTCTCTATTGCGAGGTCTGGCGCGGGGCCGGGGAGGTCGGCGACCGCAGGAAGGTTATTTCCTGACGACTAGATCAGACTTTGGTCGCAGAAACACAAGTCATCTAAAAACGTTTAAGTCTTTGGCTCCGTGATATAAACGGTTTATATGTACAATATAATCATCTTTACTGTGAGGGGAAATACGAGGTCTTTGGTGGAGACTGGATGCCCGGAAAGATGCCTGCGCCGGAGGTGGCCGGCCAGTTCGCTTGATACAAGGGAAATGTAGGGAGCGTTTGGTGCGGACGGCGGGGATCGAACCCGCATGACCAAGGCCGAGGGATTTTAAGTGCCTAGGTGGTTCGGGAAAGTGGCGGAATACTGGGGAAACTTGATGGGCTGTTGGTCACATAGCGCGGCGTTCGGGGGTGTTCTGGTCACAGGCTGGTCACAAGTTTCAGAGGCGCGTCTTGTCGCCAATTCCCGGAGCATATAAAGCGAGAGGTGACGCGGACGTGGTGAAACCGGTAGACACAGCAGACTTAAAATCTGCCAGCCATTGGCTTTGCGGGTTCAAGTCCCGCCGTCCGCACCAAGCAAGAATCATAAGCCTACCGCTCAGACTGCCGCCATTCCCTACAATGGTCAGCATGTGCGGAAAAGGTGCGAGACAATATGAAACAACCTACCGCAACACCAAAACCTGAAGTAGTGTGCGAAAAAGTCGCGTTGCAGGGGGACCGGAATGGACCTGAAAAAACAAACTCAGCTTAACCCCATCGCTGATGAGGTCTTGGCCCTAACCGCTGTCGTTAGGCCCATCCTACTTGGTGTTGTGTCGTCCTTGAAAGCCGACGTTCTCTTTGAGGTTGGTGGTCGGGATAACGTAAAACTGAAGATGCTAAACAGATTATACAGACCCGGCGACGGGGATGTAGGTATATGTTTTGAGTACGCTGTTCACGATGCGATTACAAATCAGGATAATAGAGTAATTGGTCGTGTAGCGGACGCTATGAAACTCTGTAACATCAGGTCAGATGATCCAAGTTCTCTGCTCTTTGGCTTCGAGAAGACGGGGGCGGTTCAGCTTATTGATACAGCAAGGAATATTCTCACCGACAAGTCACGGGCTTTGACTGGCATTGTCGGACAGCCACCAAAACTGCGTTCTCGCCTAAGCACTCTCGCAGCAGCGTTCCGGCGCCAAACGGCACGTCAGAGACTACCCGTTTCTATTCGAGGACTCTGGAAGGCTGATCTTTTCATCGGATCAACAAATACTCAGCAATGGGTTGGCACGTCGGTGAAGGTGAATCAAAGCCAACTAGAGGGAGCGGCTGGATTACGCGTCGGAATCGTCCCAGCCCGTCAAGGTGTGAGTGACAACGTAAGGTTTGATGATAGTCGCAATCTAGTAATTTGCCCAATTCAGTATGACGGCGATTTTATGCAAATATTCTACGAAGGCTGGAGACTAGTTAAGGCTTTTCTGGATGCGGACGCTAATCTACCTAAGGAGGTAATGTTACCACACCCCGTCCATCGGGAGGTTTGTCGACTATTGGTAGAAAGGCGTGAGTTTCCCGTAGTCGACGTCATTGATGCGCTAAGGGTCTTTAGTCAGCCTGAATTACTTAAAACGGACACAGACAGTGTTTCTCTTGAAGACGTGAAGGGCGATGCCGAAACTTCAACGCTTGTTGCACCATTGGCCAGACCACTGACTTAAGCATGATAAACATGGAACGGAAATGGGTGAGATGCCCCTCCCTCTGATACAGTAAATGTTTGTCGAGATGTCGGCCACGATTGGGTTATGCCACGTCACGAAGTCGTGCATTGACGCCCAACCTCCTTATTATCCAGTACAAAGAACGCAACAAAACCATCATCTAGAGCGTCGAAACCTCTTTTAAAATCAACGACAAGACGGACTTCTCCTAGTCCTTTGCTGTCCGCACCATCGTCCGTCACCGACGCTGCACTCTTTCCGGCCACTGATGCCCCGGGTTGTCATGCCCCGTCACCGGCGGCTTCTTCATGAGCACGAACCCGGCTAGCTCCATGTGCTTGATGAGATGTTGAGCCATGAGCCGCGCCATGAACTCGTCCCCGTAGTGGAGCCGCTTCTTCCCATCGAAGCGTAGCCCAAACATCAGGGTGTTCATGATGTCGTCGGTGGTGGCTGGCGCCAAGTTCTTTTCTTCGTGCATCGGACGATCCTCAACGTGAACGGATGAGGAACATACGCTAAACCAAACAGGCTGCCTACTGACAGGTGACGGCGGCAGGAAGCTGCCTATGTGACCCTTCCCGCCCCGTGTTAGCCCCAGACGGGGCCGGATTACTTCGTGACGCTCACGAACGGTGTGGCACCTCCGGGCACCATGGTTGTTGGCAGAACGCCGTTCCAGCGCTCCGCCGCTGTCAGCTCGACGAGGTTGGGGTTGTCCCGGAGGGCGGCACCCTTGGCCCTGATGGCAGCGGCTTCTGCCTCGCCACGGAGGCGAGCCGCATCGGCGTCGGCCTGAGCCTGGGCGCGGGTGGCATCGGCGTCGGCCTTCGCCTTGGTCACGGTGATCTCCGCTTGGACCTTCTCGCGCTCGGCGTTCTGCTTGAGCTTCTGGACCTCGATCTCGGCGCTCATGCGCTCTTCGATCTTGGCCTCGTATGCGTCCGAGAAATCGATGTTCTCGACCTGGACTGCCTCGATTGTGACCGGACCTTCGACAGCTCCCTGAAGGGCGAGCTGAATGTCGGCGTTCAGCTTGGCGCGCTCGGTGATGGCGCGGGCGGCGTTGTATTTGCCGAAGACGTTCTTGACCTGAGCCATCAGCTTGCGCTCGACGAGGCGCGACATGAGGTTTTCCTCGTTGCCGTACTCGCTGTAGACCAGCCCTGCTTTGTCGCCGGGGATCGAGTAGTTGACGGACACGGCCAGCGCGGCGGTCTGCTGGTCGGCGCTGTAGGCTGTCACGTCCGGGTAAGACTTGGCCTTCGAGCGGATGTCCACGGTAGCCACGCCGTCCACGAACGGCATCTTCCAGTGAAGGCCGGGTTCCTGGACTGCTATGATTGCGCCGTTCCGGATGACGACACCGCGCTCACCCTGATCGACCACGAAGAACGAACCGAACGAGGCGACGGCGAGAACGAAGGCGGAGGCGCCGAGGACGACGAGCTTAGCGGACATGGCGATTTCCTTTCTTGGGGGTGTTGGCGGCGGTGGTGAGAAGCTGAGCTGCGGCGGCAAGGCCGAGCAGGAACACGACGGCGACCGTGAAGGCGCCGATGAAGGCGAGCATGAGGGCTCCTGTTGAGTTGTGAAAAATCCCCCGCTGTGAAGGCGAGGGCCGTTGGTCGGGGAGGCGCTGGCGTTCCCCGCGATTGAAGGTTGTGCTAGTGTGCTTTTATGCAGACCGACACTAATCCAGACATCCTTGAACGCCTTCGTGCCGCCGCTCTCGGGGCAGACGACATAGAGATCAAGGAGCTTGAAGCGCTTCTCGCAGAAGCAGCCGACACTATCGAGACGTTGCGGACGCGATCCGGAGGCGACGACGCCCCTCCGGCAGGGTTCCAGACAACCATGAGAAGTGCTTTCAGCAAGAAACCCCCGCGCTAATCCTTCCTTTTGGAGACAAAGAGCGCTCAGGACGAGGAGGATGCAGCCTCGCCCGTCCTGGCAAACCGTCACGGTTGCGTCGACGTGCGACGGTCGCTTACCTACGCGACCTGCGCTATTTGTTGGGGTTTCTCAAGGAGTGACACGATGTCCTCCAAAGAGGTCGGCTTGATCTGCATGTACCGCATGGTCGTGACGATGGCCGAATGGCCCATCCACTCCATGACACGCTTCACGTCGGCACCCCCGAGCACTAACCGGGTGCAACAGGTGTGCCGCAGGGTGTGCGGGGTCACGTCCTCGAACTGAAGAGCGCCCCGCATCGTGTCCCATCTGGACCTCATGGCCTCCACCTTGAACCCCGTGAAGGGCGCGGTCGGGTGCGACTTCTTGCGCCGCTTCAGCACCTCTTGGCACCGCTTGGTGAGCGGAACGGTGCGCGGCTTGTTGGTCTTTGTGTGCCAGAAGGTGACCGAGCGGAGGCCGGGGCCGAAGGCATCCCAGCGAACCGGGATCATCTCCGAGAAGCACCGGGCGCCCGTGTCGATGAGCAGGATCGAGAGGTCCCGCAGGTCGTCGTAGCCCATGCGTTCCCAATAGGCGAGCAGGGCGCGCTCCTCCATGTCGTCCAGATACCGGAAGCGGGTCTGTGCGATCTGGTTCCAGCGAAGCCGGGGGGCTGCGTCGATGACGCCGTTCTCCCGAGCCACGGTGAACATCTTGGAGAGGGCGGCGACCTTGCGGTTGATCGAGGCGGGGGTCAGTCCCTTGGCGGCGAAGTGAACCTTCATGTCCGCCGCGTCGGCCGCTGTGATCTCCCCGACCACCTTGTTCCGGCCGAAATACTCGACCACCTGCCGGCCATTCCGCATCAGGGACGCAGAGGACCGCATCTGGGACCACTCGGTGCGGCAAACGTGGTCGTAGAGTTTCCCGAGGGTCGAAAGGTCTCGATCTGTGGTCTTTCGGGGGACCGAGACGGCCGGGGGGAGGGGCTTTCCCATCTCCACGGCTTCTTTCGCATTGATCTCCCATGCCACCGCCTCCGCTTCGGTGCGGAAGGTGGGGCGGAGCCGTTGGCCGTCAGCCGTCCGAATGTCGGCTTGCCATAGTTTCCCTCGAAGTCGCGCCATAGGCGTCTCCTATTGTTCGATCAATATCCTCGCTAAGCCGAGCACCGAGCCGGGTAGGGGCGAGGAGGTTGCCGCGACCGTCGCTGGGGTCGGCGATCTGGGTGAGGAGGTTGAGACCTTCCTTCTCGGCACCCGAGCCGTCGTCCTTGTAGACGCCGCTCCCTAGGAGCCGAACCGCCCGCGATAAGGCCGCTTTTGACAGGCCGGTCACCTTCATGAGTTCGCTTGCTCTCATTCCGGGGTGTTCCAGCACCCGCAAGAGCACGGCCAGTTGGCCCATTTCCATGCGCGGATAGTGTTCGCGGATGCTGTCAATGACCCGGATGAGAGCCCGAATGCCGGCTGCTTTCTGCGAAATGTCGCTCATAGCTGACCCCATTTGTTCCTGTAATGGGCGCATCTATGAGTTACAAACACGCCCCCGTCAATCGGCGCGGATCGTCGTGCTCCGCATTCCTTCGTCGAGCTTCGCTTTGGCCCACGCCAGAGGGTCGGATACATTCTTCCCCTCAGGGTCGCACCCGAGGGCCATACTCCGCACAGCGCAAAGGATGAACTCAGCGGAGACGGTTAGGGCATCAATGCGAGCTGTAATCTCAGGCGTGAGATGTGTCATAGTTGGGTTTGTTCCTATGCCGAGGGGTTGATCCCCTCCGTTGTGAGCGTCAAAGCCGCGACCGGAGGGCCGCAGCCTATCTTCGCCGGAAGAAGGTCTCCCAGAACCCCCACAGCCCGCCGGCAAGGGTGACGGCGAGGTATGCGGCTTCGATCGCCCCGGCAATCAGGTCTGGCGTGGTCATGGGCTCCTCCATCCGGAGCTGGGACCGTAGTTGCGAGTGGTTTGCAAATTATCACAATGCAACTCGGAAACATGACTTGCAATGTCATGTTTTGACACACCTAGGCTTTCCAGATAGTCGGCCACCTCCTCTGGGTAGTCCCTTACAATCGCCAGCATACCATCGCGCCTGGAGGTATAATTTTCCGAGAAATCCCGATGGTACTCATCCTCGTACCGGCCCCACTCTGGGTAGTCGTTCGTGGGGTCTCGGTCGATTATCAGTTCGCTAACTCTGATTTTAGTTAGGTGATCACGAAGTTCAACTAAGTGTGGAACGTTTTGTTCTTCGCTGACCCCATGTTGTCCTTTGTACCCGACGGAAATATTTGTGCATTCGGGCACAATGTGAGCGTACTCATTCGTGTCGGTGTACACGCCGGTCGGGTCGGGCCGATATCCCTTTGGAAGCTGAAGAGCGAGCGACCGGGCGAACGCGTCCGAACACGTTCTCTGTCCCATCTGATGGGTGACGATATCCCGCACACCCGCCCTGTCGAAGGCGATTGCAGACCGGAACTGTGACAGCCATTCGGGATCGCCTTTGGCTAAGTCGGCCGAGCCAATACAGCCGCTCTCCTCGCCGTGGTGGATTACGTAGGTGCCTTCCACCCCGGCCTTGACCATTTCCGTGATCAGCCAGACGCCCGCAGTGTCGTCCGCCCCAAGGCAGTTCGAGGCGCCCCTGCGCGCCTTCCTCGAAAGCCGGATCACCTTGTCATCGCCGTAGTCGAGGGTCTGGAAGCCCTCTATGCGATGCACGGTGTCCATGTGAGCCGAGAATAGGACCGGCGCGTCCCCGATGGAGAGCACGAGGTTCTGATAAGGGTCCCGCTCGAAGCCGAGAGGGGTTAGGAAGCGGTCCACGAATGCCTGTTCCGTGCGCGAGCCTCGCGGCCGCATATAGGAGAACATGGCAAGCAGGGTGGCCTCGTCGGCGGATAGACGCGCCATGGCGGGGTCCTTTCGGTGCTGATGAAGGGAGAGTGAGGGCCGCTTACGCGGCCAGCTCTAGGGTCAGTTGGTCGGGAGCGTGATCGGCGCCCGTCGCGGTGACGCCTTCGCTTTCGAGCCATTCTCGGAGGGCTGTCAGGCTCGGGAAGCCGTCGCGATCTACCTCGCGGTCATCCGAGAGCGTCAACCTTCCATCCACATTGAGAGACCAAGCATCCGCCGCCGCGCAGAAGTAGCCATTGGCTTCGGCGTAGCTCAGCTCGCAAGTCCGGTAGTCGGTCAGTCTGACCGCCTCATGAAGGCGAGCCGGATAGTTGGTCTCTGTCACGTCGCAGTAGAACCAGCGATCCGAAGCGACCATGCGCTCCATCGCGTCGGTCGAGTAGGAATAGTCCTCGCCTTCTGGCGTCGGCGCGCGCTGCTCGTTGGGGTAATAGGCGTCGGCGCTGTCGCATCTGAAGTAGTCATCTCGGATGCAGCAGGAGCAGATCACGCGGCCATCGTATGTGGCGTAGCTATCGTCCACGTCGGTTCCTGCCCCGCAATCGTCGCACCGAAGCACGGGAGCAGAGAGCCCGTTTGTGAACCGTGTATCAATCCCGCCGTGATGATCGATAATCAGATATTCGCCATCGTCGCGAAGGCGCTCAGACACGTCCACGTAGGGCGCGACAAACCGCTCTTCATACTCGTCGACGGGAATGCGGCGTAGGCGGGCACCTTGGAAGGCGTCTTCATCCGCTGCCTTCCAGCCGTCGGCCAAAAGCGCCGCCTCCAGTCGCGGCCCGTCGCCGTACCACTTCGGGTAGAAGATTTTCTTCTCCGGCCACACGAGGCAGCGCGCGTCCGCCTTCTCGGCATCCCCAATGTAGGCAATCCCGAGATCAGGACCGGCATAGACGCGGGCGGGGTGCTCGGGACCACTAAATTCGCCGTTCCCGAAGTGCATACAGGAGCCGTTATAGGCGCCCCGGTAGACCTGTTCGATTTCGTCAGCGTCTTGAGTGACGTTGAGCTTGCGGAGTGAGTAGGCGTTCGACCACATGAGGGCCAGTTCGTGGATTTGCTCCTCGCTCAGAACGTCGGCGAAGAACTTCTTGAGGTACTTGCCGGGCTTGATCGGGGTGCGAATGTTGCGCGCCCGCTTCTCTGGCGACTGGTAGTAGGACAGGAGCCCCGGCACGGTTTCTGAAGGAGCCGGAAGGTGCTCGACCCAGCGAAGGACGTGGGCGCGGGCCCACGGCATTCGACCCCAAGGACTACGGAAGAACCCCATGAGTTCCCGCCCGTCGTAGCCCCAAGGGTCGTACGCTACGGACTGCGGGAGGAGCATGACGTGAGCGAGGCCGGGGCGGCCTGGAGGGAAGTAGAACCGCATCGTCAGGCTCCGCTCAAGATCGTCCGGTGTGGAGCAAACGAAAACGTCCGAGTAAATGGAGTAGTCAGCGGAGCCGATGGGACGGCGGACGACTACGAGCGCCAGCCGCTGGTCTGTCCCGGTGAAGGGGTCATGAAGCCCCTTGGTAGGTGCCGTAGCCGTCAGGGACGGAGTGAGGCGGACGACCCCTTCGGGCAGTTCAGCGCGGTCTTGCGTGGCGGCGGGCTGGTTCGCATTGGCGGAGGTGAACTCGGTCATGGCATTTTGTTCCGATAGTGGGACTAAATGGGCGCAATAAGGGCGTGATTAGGCGTGGAAGACCGCCACTCCTGCCGAGACATCGACAGTGTGCATATCCATCGCGAGGTCACGGGCGAAGCTCTCGTAATCGAAGTAGCGGCTGAGGGGGTCGTCATTGTCCCGCGTAGTCAGCATCTCGTCGGCGGCCTCGTCCGCGTAGTCGCGGAAGGCGTCGTAGATGCCGACAAATCGGCCTCGGAGGGCGTCTTCCGCCGTGCTCACATCCCCGAAGTCGTCCACGATCTTGGCGATATCTTCCGGCTCGATGTGGTCGTGTTCGTCCACCAGTTCCATGAACGCGGCGACCGCCTTCAGACCGGCGTACTCCCCGAACACTCGCGGCAAGTCCTCCATGTCGTGCATCGCCCATTCCTCCGCCAAGGGGACCGGGCTTTCCTTGAGCATTGCGGCGACTTCCAGAGCCATTTCGTCGGCGTCGGAAGTGGCGTCAATCCAGCGACCATGGAGGATGCCGGCGTTATAACTGGCGAGACAGGCAGCATAGAAGCGGGGCATTGTGTTGTTCCTATAATGGGTCTAATCAGGCGTAGGAAACGGAGCCGTCGGGGCCGACGATCTGGAGCACCCAACCTTGTTGGACCTCCCGAGTGTCGGGGTCCCGGCAAACCTTGTGGAACGCCGTCGTGGCGAGCGCCCGCCCGCCGGACATGATGAAGTCGGCAGCGGCTTCCATAGCCCCCGCTCTAGAGATGAATAGCGTCGGTCGGCGCATCGCGTCCCCCGGTCACGTTGGAATGTGGACGGCCAGCCGCTCGACGGAGAGACTGGCAGCGAGTTCAGTGGTCCCCACTTCTGGCCGGTTCCGCATCCCCGCAGAGGCAAGGATGAAGACGAACCAGCCGCGCCATTTGGGGCCGTGAGGCTCGTACGGGACGCGGACGCCCGGATTTGCGCTAAGCCGGTGCGCCCACTGGTCCGCCCAATGGGCCACTTCGTGGGCGATGATAACGTCCGTCCATCCCCACTTGGCGAAGTAGGCGCCCGCCGCATTTGCGTTGCAGTGAGAGAGTGTTTCCTTGGTGAAAGCAGCCCGGAAGGACGAGCGCACCTTCTCTGCGTCCTCGTCGGACTTAATCAGCCCGCTTCCCCGCATGTGGCGGATGGCAGCTTTGACGCATAGCCGGGCGTAGCCCTTCGCCTCTTGCTGGTCCATCGACTTGGAGCCAGGGCGAAGATGCTTGTTCTCCCAGTTATAGCAGCGCTGCCGATTGCTATCCCGCAAGGTGCCGAGATAGCCGCCAAGGTGGGACAAAGGAGCCAGCGCGGTCCGCCGGCTGAGCCAGAACTCGGAATGAATGGTCATGTCTCGTCTCAACAATAAAGCGTCACGAAGTCGCCGTTTGGTGCTTCCGCGTCGATCCAGTTGTTCCGCATGGTGCGTAGGTCTGCCGACCACCCGAGAGCCTTGAAAGCTCGTTTGAGTTTGGCTGTGGAGACCTCCCCGCAAGCCCATTTGTAGAGGTGGCTTTCGAGGTGGAGGACTTCGTCGTCCCGGCTCATGTCACCACCCCATGAAGTGGCCGACGAAGGCCCAAAAGATCGCGGCCGGCACCGTGTCGGTCACCAGCACCGCCGCACAAGACAAACCCGCAATCGCGGCAATCCAGCTTTCCATGAGAAAACCTCGTTGTATCAGAGCACGAGGAAAGCGCCGCCATACGTGGCGCCTTTCTGGTGCCCTGTCGGTCCCGCTAGGGGACACGACGAGGGCATGATTTGCTTCCGTTCTTGTCGTCGCGAGACTTCCTCGCTCCGGTCACGGTTTGCTTGACCGGTCCCGCACCTGTTTCCCTGAGGAAGCCGCTTATGTGGTTCCTATAGTGGGTCTTTCTGTCCGCGCCGTCTTAAGGCTTGTTGCGTGGTGCGCTATCCGTGGTGCCGCCGGTCGCCGCTTGGCTTGACCTTCGGCACCCGCTAGGAGCCGCTTTCCCCGCCCTTGAGCCGCAACTGTCGCGCCGCTTGGTGCATTGGGATGCATATTCACGATTTCAAAGAGCGCCGGGTCGACCCGGATATTCTTGCGGGCACAAGCCCCGCTGGTCCCTTTGAACTCCGCCCCGTCCGCCTTGTTGGCCCCGAGAACCCCGTTGGCCGGTGGCCGTTGCGTCGTTCGATGACCAATAGATAGTCCCATTACAGGAACGAATGCAAGTGAAAAAATGATGCTCGACCAAACTTTTTTATAAGTAGCTGTTTTATCTAGATAAAAAATTGATAGATCGGGCGAATGTCACGGCCGATTGAGCCGGTTATAGGCGTCGAATGTGGTGGTAATGGTGCCTGTAATGGGTCTGATTTGGGGGCTTGTGGGATCGGAGATCACAGATAGGGACAGACAGACAGGGCGAGGGAAGGGCAGGGCGCGGCCCGTGTGTCCCCCGCTTGTGCCCCATAAGTGGCCGCGATAGGCGCCAGAGCATACAAAATGCCTTGTGGACCTAATCAAATCAGAAGGTTAGCGGCGATCGGTGACCAAGGGCGTGACCAAGGGCGCCCGAATGCGAGACAATGAACGCGCAAATGCGGGCGCGCACGGGAGAAAGCGAGGGGGCACGGGGGGTATGCGCGCTTCCACACCTGTCGAGGTCGGTGCCTCGGATTTTGGGGTCATTTTTAGATGGGTCCCCCTGCCGAGGCGTTAGCCGAGGGAGGGGGAGAGGGAGGAGGGGAGAGACGGCCACAGGTACCTGACCAGATCGGACACCAAGTATCAGGTCCCGTACCTAGCCAGATTGTACTTCACTAAACACCTCCCCCTCCATATGTCCCCCATATCCTATGTCCCACATATGATGTGAACCGGGAGTGTTCTCCTTAATGGAGGGGTAATTGCCTTGACACGGTGGAGAATACTCCTGTCACCCCGCCTAGCCCTGAATAGCCATGTCCGGCCCTGCTGGCCTGTTCTGCCGGTCATAGTCCGACCGCTCTGCCTTCGCGATGAGGCCCCTGAGGTTCTCCCAGCTCTTCAGCGCCTTCGCTTTGTGTTCGTCCACGTCGGCTTGCGAGCAAAAAAGGTCCCCACAGGCAGCAAAATAAGCAGTCATGGCGCCCAACAAGTTCTCTCTGGCGGCTGCAATCTCTGGTGTGATCACAACGCGGCGAAGAGTTTCATCCAACAGTACACGCGACCTTTTCAGCCCGTGAGCGGGGCTTAGCCGGTACGGCCCGTTGATTTGCCCTTGAATGAAGTCGAAGACCTCAAGTGCGTAGAATGTCGTCTCAACCATTTAGTTCTCCAGCTCCGAACCCCCAGCGTTCTGTCATGTTGGGGGTCGGCGGCGCCTCTTCAAGCCGCTTAGGAGCCCGTTCATTAAGCTGCTGTTAAGTCTGTCTGCCTCCGTTAATGTGATACGCACACTCAACTAAATGGAGAGCGGAAAGAGTGACAGTCGAGTACTACCTAATTGCCCTGCTGCTGGGGGACGTGAGAGACGATCGCATCACCAATCTGGGCACGTTCGCCAGCCTGAGGTCATGCGAGTATGCAGGGCGGACCCTCAAGGAGAAGTGGGACAAGTATGCGGTGAGGCTGGCCTATGAGTGCGTGTCAGCCGGGCTCCCTGATTCGGTTCTCAGGGGCCCTTCCCCTACACCGCCCTCCGAATGAGGCTACGGCGCTGGGGCTTGCGGTTGAGGGCGTGAGCCATGAAGATCCGCAGCTCCTCGTCTAGCGCCTTCTGACGCATCTGTTCCGCCGCTTTAGCTGTGTCTCGGGCCATGGCATCGGTCCAGTAGTGGACCGCCAGCGCCAGCGCGTCGATCCGGTCGTCCTTGATCAGGGAGCCCCGCTCGCGGGTGATGCGGGTCATCTGGTAGAACAGCCGGTAGCGGTTCTGGTGCTCCGGGAGGTAACTCTCGGTGGACTTGAAGTCCCGCTCCATCAGCCCCTTGTCCACCACGAGGCGGTGTTGGGCCAGGACGGGTTCCAGCGTGTCCACGATGCGCTGCTCCTTCTGGCCCTTCGAGCGCTCGCTATCGCTGATCTTGCAGGGGTGGATGCGGGCCATCACGGGGGCGAGGAGCTTGTTGAACATGCCGTCGCCGAAGTTGGGCTCGACGACCACCTCGTTCACGCCGAACATCTTGGCCCGGTTCGCCAGCATCTCAAGGACAGGCTCCGCGTAGCCTCGCGTATCGCCACCGGCATCGAGCAGGAAGAGGCGACCATTCAGGATCGCGACAATCGCCCAAGTGGTCTCGTCAGCGCCTCGGCCGGAAGGGTCGATTGCCATGACGACGCCCGTGTACGGCTGCCAGTCGTCCTTGGAGACCATGAAGGGCTTGTACGCCCGGTCGCCGTCGAACCCGACCATCGGCACGTCGTCCACCGCAAGGGCACTATCGGAGCCCCACGCCAGCTCCACAGGGGCCATCTTGGCGTTGAGGTCCATGACGACGAGGTCGCGGAGCTTCAGCGGGTAGCGGTCAGCGTCGGCAAGCGAGGTGTCGAGCATGAACTGAAGGGCGAAGCCCGCCTGTCCGTACTCGGCCATCTTCTCGATCAGCGTCAGCTCGTTGAAGCGGCTGCACACGGGCTTTCCGGCGAGCTGCTTGTCTCGGTCCAGATCGGCCGCCACGTAAGCCGCCAATCGGGAGCCATACCGGGCCCGCTGGGGCTCTGTCGGGTACTTGGCGGGGATGACCCTGATCTCGTAGCCGCGCTCCGGGAGGGCGTTATAGATCGACTGCTCGGTCTGCGGGGTGCCGAGGTAGATGATCTTGGAGCTGTCGAGCGGCTTCAGGATGGCCGAGAACTCCTTGGTCAGCTCCTTCAGCTTGTCGCGCATCGACTGTGTGGCGGAGTTGTTCGTGACCTCGATGTCGTCGGCAACGATGATGTCGGCGCGGGAGCCGGTTAGCTGCCCGGTGATGCCGACGGACTTGACGGACGGCGACTGGTCGGCTCGAGCGGGCCCCACGTCGAACGCGATCTTGGACGACCGCTGCCCTTCTCGGGGGATGAGGTGCTGGAGGAATGGCACCTCATGGATGAGGCGCAGCGTGAAGGTGGAGAAGTCGTCGGCTCGGAGCTTCGAGGCCGAGACAACCATGATCTTGAGCTGGGGATTGCAATAGAGAAGCCAGCAGACGTAGGCCGCCGTGACCCACGACTTGCCGATGCCGCGAAAGGCTTCGATGACGAGCCGGGAAGGCCCGTTTTGGAGCCATTCGGCCATCACGTACTGAGATCGAGTGGGCTCCGGGAGGTTCAGGAACTTCCAGATCAGGAAGAGGAAGACCTTGAAATCGTCCTTTAGCGGGTCGCCGGATTGTCCCCCGGCAAGGGATGTGGTGGTCAGAAGTGTCTTGTCAGTGGAAATGGGTGCTCCTTTCGCGTTGGCAGGTCGCCAGAACGCAAAAAGGGCCCCGATAGGCGAACCTACCGGGACCCTAGGGTGGCGCTGGAAGGCGCGCTGCGGGGTTAGTTGGGGTGGTAGTTCTTGATGCTGGCCTGAGCCGCCTGGACGAGTGCGTCGAAGGCGTTCTCGGCGCCCTCACGGTCGCTGGCGAGGCCGTCAATGCCATTGTCCTTGAGGAACTTGACGATCACGGCCCAATCCTTGGCCTCACATGCGCCGGACTGAAGCCGGTCGAGCATGTCTTGAGCAATGAGGCCGTGGAGCTGTTCGAGGAGGTCCTGTGTGGCCCTCTTAGTCATTGCGATCCTTGCGATTTCGGTAGAGGATTTCGGAGATTTTCGCCCAAATCTGAACGAGCAGCCAAAGGGCGCCGAGGATTGGAGCGAGCGTGGCAGCGATCTGGGACGCGGTTTGCAGCCACGGAAGCCAGACGGGGCTTGCCACAGCGGAGGCCGCTACGGCAGTCGTGGCGTTGTCCAAAAGGTTGTTTCCTGTCGTTGAGGGAAGTGAGGGCCCGATCATCCGGTCCTCCCGAGGATCGAGCCAGTGTTTGTGAGGGTGACGTTTGCGGAGCCGAGGAGGCCGTACCCGGCGAGACCGCCAGCGGCGCCAGCCGAGCCGTTCGCTGCGGTGCCGTTCGAGCCGGTGGAACCGGTGGAGCCCGAAGCCCCGAAGAGCCCCCCGGCACCGCCTGTGCCACCCATACCCGCATTGGTGCCACCAGCAACGCCGTTGGAGCCCGGCGCGCGGGACTGGCCGTAGCCTTCGCCCTGACCGCCCGCACCGCCAACGCCGCCGGCAGTCGCGACAGCGCTCGTGATGGTGCGATAAATCCCGTAGCCCGAGCCCCGGTTGGTCCCTCGGTAGTAGGTATATCCGGCATAGACTACGGACGCTGGAGCCAGCCCGGCATTCCCGGCGATCGAAGTGCTGTTCCAGTTGTAGCTCCACAGCCACATCTTGAAGATGTCGTTGTAGGTTTCAGTGACTGAATAGGCAGGGCTAGTGCTGAAATATTCCCCCGTTTCCGGCTCTCGGACGGCAGCGGTAGCGGACCCGGCACCACCAGTACCACCCTGTCCGCCGCCACCGCCGCCGCCCCTGAGGACGCCCGATAGGAGCAACTGGAGCTTCTGGTTGGCGTTGCCCACACGGTTCGCTTGGAAGGCATTGCCGCCGACACCGCTGTTTGCCGCGCCTCCCTTACCCGAGATAGTGCCTCGCACGTCGAAGGTCAGCGAGCCGCCCCAAGCCGTGGGCCCGATAGTGACGGCAGCGTCCAGCGTGGAGGAGTTCCCTCGCTCGACCCCGGCAGGAAGGATGACACGCTTGGCAGTCTCGCCGGTCCAGTCGGACGGGCTGAAGAGGCTTTCGAGCGTGATGGCCGAACCGCCGGCCGCCAAGGTGACCACGATCTCGGAGGATTTGCCGAGGAAGTCGGAGAAGGATATTGCGCCGGAAGCCTTCGCCGCGAGCGCCCGCTCGGCGGGACCATTCATGGAGAAGGCCGCGTTAGCGGCTCTCCCCAGCTCGGTGTTGATTTGAGCGGCTGTGATCGATCCGCTGCTCGGCAGTGCCATCAGGTATATGCCGAGATGTTGCCCTCAGCGGTGATACTGCCGGTGAGGTCGAGGTTAGCGCCCTTGATGGTGCCGGAGAACGTCGGGTTGGCTCTGGGCGCCAGAAGCGCGAGCATCGTGTCGATTTCCGCCTTTGTGTAATAGTCGCTGTTATGGTTGTGAGCTATCGGCGGGAAGGTCGAAGGCTTGTTGGTCAGCAGGGTCCAGTCAGTGGGACCAGCGGGGCCGGCAGGACCGGGATCACCCTGCGGCCCTTGCGGCCCCTCGGGGCCTTGGTCGCCCTTAAGCCCCTGAATGCCCTGAACACCCTGCGGACCCTCGGGCCCCTGCGGCCCCGGTTCGCCTTGCGGCCCTTCTGGCCCCTGCGGCCCCGCGTCGCCCTTCTCGCCTTTCTCGCCCCTGTCGCCTTTGCCAAATGGAATGCCGTCAGACCACCCAGAGGCCATGCGGATGAAGAGCTGTCCAACATCGGTGGCGAGGAACGCGAAACCCTTAGCCTCGCTGTCGTAGGCCGCCCGCTCCGCGAGGAAACCCGTGGCATCAACGGTGAAGGACTGCCCGGCCGCGCCGGTGTCGCCCTTATCGCCTTTTTCGCCCTTATCGCCTTTCACGCCCTGAAGACCCTGCGGACCTTGAGGACCGGTGGCACCCTGCGGCCCTTGAACGCCCTGAGGGCCGGCCGCCCCGGTCAAACCTCGGAGCCCTTGAACGCCCTGCGGACCCTGCGGTCCCTGAGCGCCCGCTACTCCAGCCTCGCCCTTAACACCTTGCGGGCCCTGAGGACCGGTAGCACCAACCGGCCCCTGTATGCCCTGCGGACCCTGCGAGCCCTGAGGACCGACTTCGCCCTGGGGGCCGGTGGGACCTGCGAGGCCAGGTAGGCCGGGACGTTCCTGTGCGTGGTAGATGGCCTGAAGAAGAACCTCGTTATAGGTCTCTGCCGGGAGAGGCTTATCGTCCTGAATTGTGTGAAGCGGTACTTCCGGCGTCTCGCGCCGAATGGTGACTGTCGTTCCGGCCGCCGGGGGCTCGGCCGTCTGGATGCGGCTATCGTTCAGGAACGAAAAGGCGACGGGATCGCCGCCAACGTACACCTTCACATGTTCCTTTCGGAGATACGGGAAGGTCAGATCATAGGTGTTGGTCGAGCCGTTGCCGGTGAACTCGACGGAAGGGGTCGTCATGGTTTCCTTTGGTTGAGGCCCCGCCCGAAGGCGGAGCCGTTGATTACTTCTCGGGCCGATCAGAGATCAGCATTCCAAGCGCAGCGGTGAGAGGGGCCCAATTCCCAAGCGGAGCGAAGGCGCGGACGCCCGCCTTGATCTGGGTTTGGGTCATGTCCTCGTCCTCCCAGAACGCCGAAGCCGCCCCTCTCGTGAACTGAGCGGCGCTCTTAAGCTGGTCCGTCACGGGCGAGCCGAGGAACGCATCAGTGGGTGATCCAGAGGCGCGGGCCTGACCGAATTGTGGGCCAAGCGGGGTGAATTGGAGGAGGCTGTCGAGGAACATCGGTACTACGGAAGCGGTGGCAGTTCTGGCCCAACCGTTCTTCAGTAGGTTCACCGGGTCCATCGTTTCCTCCCACTTCTCATCATCCAGCAGGGCGGTTCCAGATTGCCGAACGGCGAATGTGGCGACGCCGAAAGCCAGCTCCCCGAGCAGGAGAACAAGCATCCTCGGATCCGTGAAGGCGCCGTGGTTCAGGGACCAGAGCGTGGACTTTGCGAAGGCGCCGAACACGAAGGACCTGAATTGCACGAAGAGGGACGCGACGGGGTTCGACATCCACTTCGAGAGGGCGCCGTAGTCGTTCATCTGGACTAAGCGGTCGGTGTATCTCCCGAGGAAGACCCGAAACTTGCTGACGGCGTCGGTGTCCCATGCGGCGGTGTTGATGCCAACAATCTTCCGCCCCTCGAACTCAGAGTGGTCAAGTATGTTACGGAACAAGAGCTTGGCGTCTTTTTCTCCGAGGCCAATGGACGCTAGGCGATCGCGGTCGCGCGGCTTGATCTTGGAGAAGTCGAAGCTGCCGTCCGCTCGGCGCGCTTTGCGGGCCATGCCGGCGATCTGCTGGGTAATGGCCTTCATCGCCCAACGCTGCTGATAGGCGGTGATATGCCGCATTAGAGAGACGTTGGTGGTGAGCCGCTGCCCGGCGTCGAGAACATTGTCCACGAACTGCGTGATCCGCCCGCCCGTCTCCGCACCCAGCCGGTCATCGGCGAGGCGGAGGTCGTAGCGGCTCCACAGGTTCTCAAGGCCAATTCCGGTCATGTCCGTGAGTTCGTTCAGGAGCCGGTCGCGGCTTGCACCGCTGGTCTTGGCCGTCCGGGCGAGCGTTCGAATGGCGGGCATCTGGGACACCGCCGCCCGGAAGCCGGTGAGCGACACGATCTTCCACGTCTCCTGCACCTGATTGAGGCCCATGTTGGACATCAACCGAATGAACTGACTGGTCTTGATGCGCCGCGCCCACTGAGCGAATGCCTTCTCCTGCCCGTAGACCGGAATGCCGTTGATCCGCTTCCAACCGAAGTCGATGTTTTCGAGCATGTTCGCCAGCTCCTTCTCCTTCGCGGAGCGGGGGCCGGGCATTAGCCGGTAGCTCTCTGCAAGGGACTGTTTGAGCTTGGAGAGGTCGGCTTCGGAACGCAGTCCGTCAGCGATCATCTCACCGTTGGAGGGGTTGACGATCTTGGTCTTGGCGAACTCTATCCGGCCGGACATGCTCCGGGCGTAGCGCCGGAACAGCAGCTCAGCGTCATCCTCGAACAGGTCCCGCATTCGGAGGTCAATCGTGCCCCCTTCGCGCGTCTGAAGGGATGCACGGTAGTCGTAGTCGAGGAGCGTCCGGCGCTTGAGATAGCCGACCCCCTTCGAGCTGTCCGATGCCGGCTTTTTCGCCGCGTCCATCATTCCCGACAGGAGGTCGAACACCTGCCCAATCTCATCGTCCGAGAGGAGGTTCTTGTTATCCAAAGCCTCGTAGAAGGCGTTCTTGAAACCCTCGCGGTCGTTGATGTGGAGGGACTTGGACATCCCATCCTCGATCCCGAAGCCGGCCTTTCGGATGTTGCTCCAGTAGCCGCGCGCCATCTTCTGCGCCAATTCCTCCGAAATCTCGGACGCGTGCTGCCGGATGGCGTCCTTGATGAACCGCTCCATGACCTCGTTGTGGATCAACTGGTCGAGGTGGGCGATGCGCTCGTGCTTCGCGACAAGCGGGAGATAGTGGGGGTCAGCAGCGCCGTTCCAAAGCCCCGCCCGGTTCAGCTCATCCGCAAACTCGGCCATCTGCTTTCGAAGAATGCCGCCCGCCTTCACGACGTGTTGGTTCGTCTCCGGTGAGGGGTGCGGGTCCCAAATGTAATCGGAGACCAGCCGGTTGAACTCGGCCTCGCGCTTGGCGCGCCCCGTCATGTTCAGCGTCGAGAGGTTTCCTTCGGCGATATAGGCGTTCTTCGCCGGTAAGTACGTGAGATCGAAGTTGCCCGTCATCTTTCGATGGAGAGCAACGAAGCGGGAGTTCACGCTGTCCGGGACGACGCTGTGGTCCGCGAAGCCGGCCGTCTCCTCGAAGAAGCTCGCACCAATCAATCGGGCCAACGGGTTCTTCGCCGTGGTCATCTGGCCGGTCACGTCGCCCTTGCGGAGCCATCCGCCGAAGCCGCGCGCCACGTCCTCGTCCCTGATCTCAATGGCAAGTTCCCGATCCGCAGGAATCAAGCTGTCACGCTGGAGGGGGTTGCGGGCGGCACCAGCGTTGCCGGGCAACGGTGCGCCTGAGGCGGTCGGCAACTGGTTCGCCCTGGCCGCCGCTTCCAGCGCCAGATCAGCCTCGAACCGGGCGTTGGGGGCACGCATCAGCATTCCACCGAAAGCTCCGAAAACGGCGCCGATCCCGGCGGCCGCTAGCGGGTCCGCATGGGGGTCCGAGAAGGCGCGCTGCGAGCCATAGTCGATGGCCGCATTGGTGACGGCTCCGACTGCGGAGGAGGTCGCAACGCGCCCAACGGTGCTGAAGCCCGCGAGCGCAGCACTGCCTATGCCGCCTGTTAGGAGAGACGGAATGGACACAATCGGGTCCACGGCACCGGCTAGAAGACTAGCACCAGTGGCGGACCAGCCCCCCGCAGCAAGGCGCTGCTGGCGCTCCACGTCCTCCGAGGCCCACTTCAAACGCTGCTGGAGCACGACTTCAGAGCCGGAGGACAACAGGAAGTCCCGGTAGTTCTCCGGGTACTGCTTCGCGATCTCGACGCCGCGCTCTTCGCCGATGGTGAAGTTCGGATCGTAGGTGCCCTCGCTCGCCCACCGAAGGGCCTGAGCGGTGATCGTCTGTGAGCTGAAAGCGGCCCCGAATTCCTGACTGAAGCTCTCATAAGGCTGGGGCGCTCGGGCGGCAGCTTCCCGCTGCTCGACGACATTCGCGGGCCTGAAGGACCCAACTGAGGCGCCCGGATCGGTGGTGATCTGTGGTCGAATGTCACCGTCAACGGGGTCGAAAGGGTTGGTCTGTTCGGACGGGGTGAACTCGCCGTTCAGGAGGCGGACAGCGTTCTGCTTATGCCCCTCCATCTGCCCATTGACCTTGTCGCGGACGGTGCCGGGCGCGCCGCCAGCGGCTTCATCCGATCGGTCGTAGAGACCGGGGCCGCCCGCGTTGATGATGGAGTACATGTCGAGGAGGCCCATACCGGGCTGATATCCGCGATCTACGAGGTATCGAGCCGAGGCCGCAACCAAGTCCTCAATCGGGGCACCCTCGCTATAGCCGTACTGCTTTCGCTGGGGGCCGCCCATCTGGATCAGTCCACGGTGTGTTCCCCACTTCGTGGTCGGCCCCTTCTTCCAAGGATCGAAAGTTCCGCCGGTCTCGTAGGACATGACGGTGGCGAGGTCCGCCGGGTTCGCTCCAATGCGCGCGGCTTGATCTTTGATAGCCGCCGCCAATCGCTCGTTCATTCACTCTCCTGATGATGGGACCCGCCGAAGCGGGCCCCGCGTGATGTTCAGTGTCCGCCCTTCACCACGGTCTTGCCGTTGATGGTGACGTTCGGGACGAGGTAGCTGAGCCAATCGCTGTATGCCTTCAGGGCCACGGCTCCGTCCCCGATGACGGTCTTCTTCATGGCTTCCGTCACAGCGTCCTGCTCCTGCCTGACGACGCCGGCCTCTCTGGCGAGACGGTCGTCTAGGTTCTGCTGGAGCTTTCGGGCGATGGCCTGACTGAGCGGGCCGGTTTGACGGCGCCAGCGGTCAATCGCTGCTCGCTCGGCGGCAATCTCCTCGTCGTGCTGCTGTTTGAGTGCCGCCCGGTCGGCTTCCTTAGCCTTGGCGAGAGCCCGCATCTTCTCCTCATCTGCGGCAGATTTCTCGGCGCGGATAGTGGACAGCGTCGCCGGGGTAATGGGGTCGGCGCTGATTGGGGCGAGGCCGTGCGCCTTGCTGTAGACGTACCACCGGTCCTCGGAACCGCTCGGAACCACATAAAGGTCGGAGGGGTCCGTGATGCCGAGGCGGGCCCCGTCGGTCGCAACCCGCTTCTTCAGCGCCTCTTCCATCAGGACCGGGAAATCGTCGGGGAGGTCCCGGTGATTGAAGACCAGAACCCCGTTGATGGGGATCGCGGTGTTCTTCAGATCGTCCGCGAGGCTGTCCTTGATCTCCGCGTCGGTGAGCCCCATGCGGGACAGGCTGGAGATGCGGTCCATGACGTGGAGGTAGTTGGGCCCGCGAACGTCAGCCCCGAGTTCGTCGAGCATCTTCCGGGCGAGCCGGTCGGCGTCGGCGATCTTGATCATGCCCTTGGCTTTCGTGGCCTCAGGCAGCGCAATCTGCTGCGCCGCGTAGACCAACGCTTCGTCCTCCGGCATCCGGCGGGCCGACAGCGCGTTGTCGTAGGTCTCTAGGAACTCCTTGGACTTCGGGTCCGTGAGGATGGTGGAGAGGTAGGCCGGATTGACCGCCTTCAGGTCCCGATAGAGCCGCGCACTGTCCTTGAGGTAGGCCGAGACCTCGCCCTTCTGGAGCAACGTGTCGAGGGTGGCGCGACCGGCGAAGCCGTTGAGGGTGTTCTGCCAGCCGGTGTTGACGATCTTGTTGCCCGCATACCAGTCCGTTCGGGCCCGGTTGACCTGACGGCGGGCGTCCTCCTCGGAAGCTCCACCGGCGATCAAATCCTCCTGCATCCGACCGAAGGCGGCCTCCTTCATTTCCACCACGCGGTCCACGATAGTCTGTTTGGCAATCCGCTTGGTTCCTTCCCCGCTCGGGGCCGCTATCTCAACGTCCTTGAGATCGTTGACGCCGCCCATTCGCTCCATGGCTCCGAATGCCTGGGCGTAGACCCGGTCTTCCTGCCGGTCGCTCTCCGCGCTGAGTTCCCGGCGGCGCTGCTCGTTCGCGTGGCGGGTTTCGGCCGCAAGGCGGTAGCCGCTGGACTGGTCGACCATCGAGGCCAACTCGGCATCGGTGTACAGGCTCGAACCCTTGCGCTTCTCCGCCTCGGCAGCGGTGAAGGCGCCACTCCGAACCAGCTCGTCGTCCGTCATGAACTCCGAGAGGCCGGTTTCGCGGGCCTTCTTCCGGCTCACCTCAGCCGCCTGATCGAGCAGCTTCAGGGCCTTGTCGGTGTACCCTGCGATCTTCGTCAGGGCCGGAACAGTGCGCCCATCGGAGCCCGTTCGGGTCCCCTCAAGCAGCGCTCGGGCGACCTCCTCGTTGCCCTGAAGGGCGTACTCCTCGGCAACGCGGAAGATCGTGTCATTCTGCTCTTGACCGGAGAGGCCGAGGAAGTCCCTGTTAGCGGCCGACTTCGTGAAGATCATCGCGGCGATCTCCTGCGGCGTCTTTCCCTCGCGGGCGGCGTCGTCGATGGAGTTGCGGAAGCCGTCCACGATGGTCGTGTTGAGCTGCTGCTTGGCGTAGCTCACCCGGTCCTCGGTGTCCTTCTCCATCCACGCGGAGAAGTGATCCTTGGTCAGGCGATAGAAGTTGCCCTTAGCGATGTCGTTCGGGAGCCCTTCGGCGTAGGTCTGCCGGAGACGTTCGTACTCCCCAGCGGCGTTGCCGGAGGAGCGGTCGAAGCCGGTGTTATAGAACTCCAGCCACGACTTGCGGAAATCGTCGTTCGCCCGCTCGCCAAGCATGACGTTGAGCGCATCCTCGCGGACCCGAATGCCGTCAGGGGTGCCGTTCTTGGCTTCCTCTCGGAGCTGATCGAGCGACATCTGCTGGCGCCGGCCGATCCACTCGCGGTTCTCGCGGGACTGCGGATCGTCCTCCACCGCGTCCTTGACGGCAGCGTAGTTGAGGAGGGCCGAATTCAGGCCACCAAGAGCGGACGCGAGGGCGTTGAGGTTGCCCCCGACCTGTCGCTCTTGGGGCCGGACGAAGGTGCTGCCGGGGATGCCGGCGGGCTGAATACGGGTCTGCTGGAGGGGCGCAACGCGCGCGCCCGTGCCAAATAGTCCTGCCATGGATTACGATGTCCGCTTCACATAGTCGGAGTAGGCGCTGAGCCCGGACCCGAAGGCGTTGAGGAGGTATGGGGCGGCGCTTGGTTTCTCAGGCAGCGGGACCGAGTTGATCTGGCTTTGCCCCTGAGCCTCGGCCGACTTCATTTCGCCGAGGAGGTAGTCGCGGCTCATGCGCTGGTTCGCATCGAGTGCCGCATCGTTCCGCCCCTGTTGGGCGTAGATGTCGCGGATCATGGCGTCCACGGACAGGCCGGACACTCCGCCCTCTGAGGCCGCTACTTGGGCAGTTGAGGCGGCTTTCGCGGCTTCAATGCCGGCCTCAGTTTGCTGCTGGACGCGAGCTGCATCCTCCTGCTGAGACCGGATGGAGATGTTGGAATACTGGTTTTCTGCGGCGAGAGAGGCATTGATGGCGTTCTGCTCATACACCTTCATCTGCTGCTCATACTGAGCATTCGCCGCGCTGTACTGCATGGCACTCTGAGCGATGCCAAGCCCCATAGACGCGATGGCGATGAAATCACACATGGTGGCTAATTCGGGCGAACTCGATCACGGGGACCTTGTGCGCCCCGAAGTTCTCGATCCTTCGGATGAACTTGAAACCCAGCCACTTGAGCCACCGGTGGTGGACCTCGTTGCGGGCGTCACAGACGTTGAAGAGAGTGTCGTAGGACTTCCCCAGCTCGCTGATCACATCGAGCGATCCACGCAGGAAGCAGGTACGACGGCGAGTGAGGAGCGAGGTCCCCGAGAGCGCGACAGCGCCCCCGGAAAGTCCGACCGGCACCACCCCCAAAATCCCGAGAAGGTCACCTTCTGGGGATCGCAGGGTCAGTGAGGGAGCGCCGATCAGGACCCCAAGGAGTAGGTTGTGGATCACAGGCTTTCCCGTGATGTCCTCAACCTCTCTCCGATCCTCCGGGCGGATGTTCGCCTCCAGCTCGTAAGCATCGGCGAACGTGGCTCGGGTGACGATGCCGTGAGGGGTCAGTGCTTTCTTTCTTATAGGGAGAGAGACGTGACCTCACCGGTCCATCGGTAGGACAGGACCGAGTAAGGGTAAGGCCCCCGGTTGCCGAATTTCAGCCTGAAATCGTCGGCCTTCGTCATCACGGAGAGGGCCTTCTTGATCTTGCCGATCACGAGCGAGCCGACCTTGCCGGTCTTAGTCCCGACGAGGGCTGCCGACAGTCGGTAGAGGAAGTGCTTGCGGTAGTCGCGGGACAGGGTCACGTCGAGATAGGCACATGCGCCCGTCTCAAGAATGACCGTGGCGACCGACAGTTCGGTGCCGGGGATGGCGTTGCCGTAGGCGCCTTGGTTGTTCTGCGTCCGGTGATGGAGCTTGGACAGAATGCCGTAGCTTTCATAGACGAAGCCAGCGTAGGCCCACTGAGCGTGGTTGCCGGGAACGCTCAGGGCGTTTCCCGAGGGCGTCGCCGTGTCAGGCTGTAGCCCGAAGTCGGCGCCATCGCGGAACACCAGCGAGGCCCCCAGAGCGCCATAGGGCAGCGTGAAGGTGGTCATGTCGCTGGCCGCATCGTAGACACCGAGGACTTCCGTCCTGCGGTCGAGGAAGATCGTCACCTCGCCGTTGTCAGTCCACGCCTCGTGGCAGTTGATCGAGAGGATTTCGCGAGACGTGGCCCGGTTGGTGACCACCACAAGCTCCTCGCCGAAGAACTTCATGCCCACGATGGGGTCCGGAAGGGTCCACTTCTGCCATGCCGACTGTGCCTTCTCGGTGCCGATCCAGAGCCACTTGTAGCAATAGAGCGAGTTCGGCTCATTGGCGGACACCATTAGAAGTATCTTCAGATCCTCGTCGGCTTCGAGAAGTGTGAGACCAGACGGGATATATCCCGAAACGTGGTCGGTGATCGTCGGCGCCGCCTTGATCCCCACGTCTTGATCATAGGTGAACTCGTGTATGAAGCAGCCGGAAGGCACGTCATTCACAAAGTAGAGCCGATCCCCCGCGACAACAGGCCGAACCTTGGCCGAGGTCTTATTCGACAGGACGGGCTCGATGCTCACCGAAGTCGGTGTGAAGGTGTCGCCGCCGGAAAGGCGGAAGGGAACCGAGGCGGTGAAGAGCATCATCTGCCCCGAGAACGGTACAGCATGTTTGATGTCGGAGACCTCTGGGTACGAGATCGCAACATCAATTGGGTCCGTGTCGAGCGTGGTCAGAATGCTCTCGCGGAAGAAGTTGAAGAAGTCCTCGTGGCGGGACAGAGCACAAGCCTCTCCCGAGAAGAAGCCGACGCGGTTCTTGAAGAAGATCATGCCGTCGATGGTATGGTCGACGAAGGACGGCCACGGGTTCGTCTCCAGATCGCCGACCTCGCGCTCGCCCCAAGCCGCGGCCTTGAACGTGAAGGTGCCGTCGCTCTCGCGGACGAGAATATGTGGCATGGTAAGCGGATCGAGCTTGTACGGGATCGCGGAGCCGACCGTCTCTTTCCAACGGCCTTGAGCGGCGCCCGCCGCCTTCTCGAACTTGACATAGTAGTCGTCGTAGGCGGTCTCCTCTGAGCCCGAGATTTCAAGGCAGAACCCCTCGGGCGCCTTTCGGGGCAGCTCAGAGAAAACGGTAGAAACACCTTTGTGCGCGCGCGCCTTGGTCTCCGATCCAGCTGAGACCTCCAAGGAGAAGTCTCCGCCATTGGTGCGGCGGACGTGGATCACGTTGTCGTAGACCGTCAAGAACCAAGCGCTCCCCAAGGTGGAGGAGAGGTGGGAAGCCGGGGCGGCTGGTAAGGTGGCGACGCCGGCCGGGGGGTTACCAAAGGCCAACATGTTGGCAATGACGCCAGTCCGGGCACCACGTTCGGCCGCTCGGGCATCCGACTCGGTCGCGTAAGGGCCGCCATCGGTCGTGTACCGGGCCTTCACGGCGCCATCGATCAGGACCGAGTAATCGTTGTGATAGTCGCCCTGAACAATGTGGATCAGGCCCTCCTTGCCGAACGCAGGGGTCAGGGCCGCCGAGGCTTGTACCTTCTTGCGCTTGTTCAGGATGAAAGTGTGGTCGGCAACGGTCAGCGCCTCAAGGTCGCCATCTCCAGCACCTGCGAGATACCCGTAGCCTTCGGGGGCATTCACGGTCTTCGGGTTGCCGGCAAGATCGGTCACCTCGACGCCGTTAGGGTTGATCGTGACCACATATTGCTCACCGTCATCGCGGTCTATGAGGTGGGTGGTGGAGTTCTCGGGGTTGGTGGAGCCGATGACGCCGCGTAGGCGGGCGGGGTTCCGGGGAACAAGACCGCGTGTGACCGTGGGAAACTGGTTCACGCTGTCTTCGAGCTGGGAGGTGAGCCGCACCTCGGTTGGCTGTCGGCTCACTCCATTGATCAGGTTGGGAGAACCACCTTCGGCCCTCAATCAACTCCTCCTTGTCTTCTCGGAGATGCTTGTGTTGTTCAGGAGGTTGTAGTTGGCGTTCCGAATGGTGGCCTTGTCGAAGGCAACCTTTGCCCGGAGGAGGTTTCGGTTCCTCGCTTCGGTCACGGCATTGGCGCCGGGGAACCCATCCACGAACCTCTCGACCGCCATGGCGGTGATATATCGGCGGACAACGCTGGGCAGCTCGTCCCATGCAAGATGCAGGATGACGGAGCACTCAACGGCCGCGCTAAACGTGAAGGTTCTGTTCTCTCTGTCGTAGAGGCGGGGGCCTCGCTGGATGCAGTCTCCATTGGTGCTGTCGATGCTAAGCACGTTCTGGGGGATGACGATCTCTCCGGCCATGTTCGGCGTCAGGGAGTAAGCGTCTTCGCTGTTGAACCAGTGTCCCTCTTCCTGAAGGTCCCGAGAGACCGACCGAAGGACCGAAAGGGCGGTGCTGCCGGACGGCGGCAGGTTGTCGAGGCCCTCAACCGGGTCCTCGCCGATGGCGGCCAGAAGCTCGCTGACCGCCTGAACCTCGCTAGAGGCGCCTAGTGTTTCCATCTGAGTTCAAACCAAAAAAGCAGCCGAGGCCCCCGAAGGGACCCCGGCCAACTTGATTAGGCCGCGATGGCGGCGACTTCGATGGCAGCCTCAGGACGCAGCGGACCATGACCCACGGCGTTGCGGGCAACGAGGTTCGTCGCCTGGAACAGGGTCAGGTACTCCGACTGCATCGAGAGGTTCATCAGGCGGACCGTGCCGACAGCGGAGCGGTGCATGATGTGGAAGCCGGTCTTCGAGAAGTCGCCACGATACTTCGCGGGGATCGCGGTCTCCGCGTTCTCGTTCGACTGCGGCACGTGGTTAGACTTGACGACGGTGATGCCGGCGACGGTCTCGATCTTGCCGTCCGCGAGCGAACCGCGACCGCCCCAATCCTTGTTGATCAGGTCGGTGGTGGCAGCGGCAGCGTAGTAAGTCACGGGACGGACGAACGCGAAGCGGTCACCTTCCGGGATGTTGTTTTCGTCGAGCTTCTGAGCCGAGGCGAACAGCGCCGCCTTGATCAGGGCACCGTCGGACTTGACGTTGACGCCGCCGTTGATGACCGTGCCGCCCGCTTCGCCAGTGATCGTGGCCGCCGCGCGAGCTGCGAGGATCGCATTGCGGGCAACGTTCTTGTCATAGGCCGAAGCCAGAGCCTCGCCGAGCTGGCGGGTGTACTCCGAGCGGACATCGTAGTGGTTCTTGGCCTCGTCGATGTCTGCGATGAAGACGTTCGCCAGAAGCACATCGTCGATCACGATGACGCGCTCGTTGTGGGCGATCGGCGTACCGGTGAGCTGGGTGCCCGGCGTGTGGTACGACGCGGTGATCTTGCCGGTCGCCGGGAACTGGGCCGACTTGCCGGACTGGATTTCGCGCACGACGTGCTTGTCCTGATAGACGCAAGCAGCGTTGAAGGCGGTGAGCACTTCGCCAGACCAGACCTTGAGGTGGAGAGCATCCACATCGCCGGCAAGGTTGATCTGACCGGTACGCGAAATAACGATATCTGCCATGTGTGTATTTTCCTGTGATTGTTTTGGATGGAGATGGTCCGTCCAAGAACGACACGCAGGAGTTCAAGATTGTCCGCCGCGAGTTCCCCTCGGGGTCTTCGCTTCGGGTCAAGCCTCTTGTTTGTGTTGCTTGATTGGAACCTGAAGTCACCGTCGAGTGGACAGTGCGACTATGATTCCCATTCACAGGTCATGGCGGGGTGCCCCACCTACAGCGCGTCCGCTGAGGCATCCCGTAGGCTCGGGAGTTTCTTGGCTTGCCGGGGCAGAGGCCGAGGGGCGTATCAGGAGGTCAGAGGAGGCTTTCGTAGAAGGCGATGAGGCGGAGGCCACATCCCGTCTTGTCAGCCTCGGACTTCTTGAGGGCGGCGATCAGCGACAGAACGCGCGCCTTCGTCATGGGGCCGGCAACGGGCGCCGGAACAGCGCTGTCAAAGCAAACCGCTAGGTCAGCGGGCAGCGGGGGGAGTTGCGGCGGGAGCGGAACCGTCGTTCCAGAGGTCCCGCAGCCGGTCAACATCAGGGCCGCTAAGGCACTCCCTATCGCGGTCCTGAAGAGTTTCGACATAGTCATTGAGCGAGGTGATCCTGCCGTTGAGCTGGGTGATCTTCTCTGCGTCCACCTTGGCGCGCTCGTTGTGTTGCTGGAGCACACCGGCAACCTTGATGGCCTGTTCCCGGTAGTGGTTCGCGAGTGCGGTCTTGGTCTGAAGGCTGTGCTCCAGGTCAGCTCGGGCCTTACCCGCCCGGTAGATCGCGGCTCCCGCCAACACCAGTGCCAGCAGGAGGAGCCCGGTCAGGATCGCCTTCCAGTTCTTGAGGGCCCATACCAAAGGCAGCCTCCGATTGGTTGGAGAAGAAGTGGAGGAAGCGGCGATAGTCGAGGTGTCCGACGCCGACATAGGCCCCGTAGAGGGACCCGATCAGTGCCAGCGACGAGGCCACGGCGGCGCTTCCTTGGTTCGTGTACAGGCTGTAGAAGGCGAGCCCCCAAGCAAGCCCCGTGTTGATCAACAGGACGAGCTTGGAGGTGCGCCGCTTAGAAGTCTTCCGCATCAGATCAGTTTGCCAAGCGGGTCGGCGCGAACGTCGAACGACGGACAAGCCTTGCGGGCATATTGGTTGTGACCGGTGATCTTCTTAATGGAGGGGTAATCGGTGCCGAGTTGCTTGCACGTGTTCAGAAGTGCTTCCTTCTGAGCCGGAGTTCTCGTGTCCTTCGCCTTCTTGCCGTCCGCAGTCAGGCCGCCGATATAGCAGACGCCGACGGTGCCAACGTTCCGGCCTTCGACGTGTGCGCCCACCTTCTCGATGGGGCGTCCCTTCTCAACCGTTCCGTCAAGCAGAACAACGAAGTGGTAGCCGATGCCCGACCAGCCCCGCTCGCGGTGCCAGCGGTCGATGTCAGCGGCGGTGAAATGTTTCCCTTCAGGGGTTGCCGAACAGTGGATGATGATCTCGTTGAGGGGTCTCATGCGTGGGCCCCCGGCAAAAACCGGGGACCCTCCTTCGTCAGATGTAGGAGCGACTGAGCTTGGCGATCACGGCTTCCCGATAGGCGGCGTCAGTGCGATATCGGGGGTCGGCCTGTGCGGCGAGGAGCTGATCAAGGCTCTCGAAGCGGTCCCCAGCAGTGGACTTGAGATTGCCGGCGGGCTTCACGAGCTTGGGGCGCGAGGGATTGGCCTTGTCGAAGTCAACCTTCAGTGCCTTGAGGGCCATCTCGATCTGGCCCCTGTCCTTGGAGTTGACCGCAGCGTTGAAGGAGGCGGCTTTCTCCTGCGAGTAGGTCTTGCCGGCCCACTCAACCATCTTGTCCACCACTTCGGCGCCGCCCACAGCCGACAGCACCTCTTCGCGGACGCGCTCTGCCTGGGCGACACGGTAGCCGATGAACTCCTCGGCCATCTCCTTTGTGACGCCGACCTTTGCCAGCTTCTCCAGCTCGGCTTCCGGAAGCGTCTGGTGCTCCAGCCAATGAGCCTCGATCGCCTCGACGTCGAGGCCGGCCTCGGTGACGATCTTGTCGGCTTCCTCGTCGCCGGTTTTGCTCTCTTCCGGGGACGCTTCGGTGGCCGTCTCGGGCTCTTCCGTAGCGGCTTCGGTGGTCTCTTCGGTGCCGGGCTTCGGCGTACCGAGCTTGCTCTCAAGGGCGCTATAGGAGGCCAGAAGAGCTTCTGTGTTCACCGCACCCCTTTCAGGGTCCCAGAACTTCTCCGGCACATTGGCCGGGCGTTCTGCGGTGCTGGTGCTCGGGGCTTCAGCGGCGGCCGGCTCCGAGGTGATGGTGTACTCGACAGCGGCACCCATCAGGCAACTCGCGTCTTGATCGTGAGACCGGTGGCGGTCGTCTCGACGATGAACTTCTGGCCGCCCTCTTCAACCAACTTCTTGCCGGGCTGCGAGGTTTCAGCGGCGATGAACGCGGAAAGGGCCGCATCGTCTTCAGACTTGGTTCGAGTACCGACGTTGACTTTCGATGCCATTACTGAGGCTGCTCCATTTGTTTCTGTGCCATGCCGCCAAGCTGGTTGACGGCGTTGGGACCAAGACGATCCATCATCTGCATCATCATGGCCTGTTGCTGCTGTTGTGCGATCTCCTCTGGGGTCATGAGGAGACCTTCGGTTTCAATGTTCAGGCCGTTCGCCAGCCGAATAGCGATCTGGTCCCACTTGAGGGACTGAGCCGCCGGGCTCTCGCCGATGAGGCTGAGGAACTGCATGAGGTTGGAGAGGTCGTTGCCCCGGCCGAGCGCGTCCATGCCGGTGACAATCTTCGGAGTGGCGACCTCGTTGGGCAGCTCCGGCAGTGAGCCGGTGCGCTCAAGGTTCTTGATCTGGATACGCGCAAGGGGGAGCTGTAGGTCCACCGACTGCACCGAGTAGGTGCCGCCGAGTGTGTCTTCCAATTCGCGAGCCATGAACCGGATTTCTTCAGCCGTGACCCGTTCGCCGGGGCGCTGGATGGCCGTGTTCATGAGGAAGGCGAAGGCGAGCCGGTTGGACAGCTCGTCGATCATTTCCTTGGCTACGCGGAAGTCGTTGTACCGCTCGATCTGGAGGAAGTGGACATCGCCCTCGTTGCCGATGATCGGCTCCCCGTTCTCCGCTTCCGTGAGGTCTTTCGCCGTCAGGAAGCCGTTCGGGTTGAGGATCGGGATGACGCGGGATGAGATCGCAACGAACTCGCGGATCGACTTAGAGAGGCTTTCGAGGTGGGCCAGGTCGCCGAGGTATTCCTCGATCAGGCCGCGCCCGTAGCTCTCGCCGTCCACCTTGTTGTACCGGAGAACAAGGAACGGAAGCTCCTCGGCCGGGTACTCGCCCTCGGTTCCGGGGATGATCTCCCCACCGACCTCCTGATAGACAGTATAGGTGCCCTCTTCGTTGAGCAGGACGTGGGTGTAGAGGTCTACCGTCTCGCTGGCGGCCGTCTGTCCGCCCGAGGTGTCAGTGGGCGACGCGGGGACGGAGTTGCGGATGTCCTCCGGTAGCGCCGCGCGGGCCACGGCCTCCTTAGACACCCACTCGATCAGGTTCCCGGTCGGGTCCCGAACGCAGACGTACCGGTCCAGTCGATAGACCCGGCAACGGCCGGTCTCGGGGACATACAGGGTTGCGTTGCCGGTGGCTACGAGGAGCCTGAACACCTCATAGAGGTCGGCACGGAGCGCCCGCCCTTCGAAGTCCGACATGACGCGGCGGACGAACTGGCCGAGCGCCTTGTCAACTTCGTCCTTGAGCCCTTCCTGCTGGGTCATCTCCAGCGCTGTCAGGGCGTCTACCTCCATTTTGAGGTAGGGCGCGTTCGGGGGGAACAGCGCCATCAGGAGCTTGGCGGAGACGTTGTTCACGCCTCGGGCACCGAGCCCTTGTTCAGGGGTTGAAAATCTGGTGGACCCGTTCGCGCCGTCATCGGGAAGGAGCGAGGGGATGGTGAGTTTGGCGCACTGACGGCCACGGTCCAGATAGGGGCGGCGGTCGGCCTCAAGGGCCGTATACCGCGTCTCTGCTGATCCGGCCATTCAGGTCAGACGTTGACCCCGGTGTTGGCCGAGGCGGCGGTCTGAGTGGCGAGGTCAATGCGTAGCGGGTTGCGCTTCTTGTTGGTCTTGGTCTGGCCGTCCTTCTTGATCTCGACGGGATCGGGCGCCTTCTCGGGGAGAGGCGTGGACTGCGGGATGATGTTCTTGACGGGCTGCGTTTTGGGCGAGCCGAACACGCACATTAGTTGGCGGATTCCTGTTTCTGGAGGAGGTTGAGGAGATGGCGGACCAGCCGCCGCTCCCCCGCCTTCATCCAGATTTCACGCTCGCTGTCAGACGGAGAAGGACAGCGTTCGGGGAACCGCTCATCCAAGTAGCGGATGGTCAAGGGATCGAGAGGCGGGGGAGGGTGAAGCCGATTTTTCAAGCCGTTTTCCTTAATGGAGGGGGAATTAGGTGGCTGCCTCGAAGGCCGCAGTCACCTTGGCCTCAAGGTCCGCGATGTCGCCGTCATTAGTGATCACCTCGTCGAACTCGTGGTTCTCCAGAAGCCCCTCGCTCGGGTGGTCGGAGGTGGGCACGACGCCGGGCCGGACGATCCGCCAAATCTGGCCGCCGCCTTCGCGGATGGCCTCGAACTCATTCGGGAACCGAACGTCGTCGACAACCAGCAAGTTGGGTCGGTTGCCGGCCTTGACGACAATGTCCCGCCAGAGGTCTTTCGCCACCAGCGTCCGGCCCCAATCGGTGCCCAACGTCTGCGTTAGGTAGCGGAAGCTCTTGCCCCCAAGCTCCGGGATCGGGTCCTCCTTGCCGAGGTCCATATAGAAGCCGACCTGCTCGGGGGTCAGGCCCGCCGAAGTCATGAGGTCAATGACCATGCGCTTGAGGGCGAGGGCAAATCCCCGCGTCTCGAAGCCGTAGTTCCTGCCGAGGATGCCGGCGACAGTGCTCTTGCCCGACTGCTGGGCGGGAGAATAGAGGCCGATCATCATCTGCTCGGTTGCCAAAGAATGGGTTCCTTTCGTTTGTAGTCGTAGTCGCCGTGGCGGAGGATGCGGGCCACTCGGGCGGTGGTGATTGCGTCTTCTTCCGTGAGGCCGGCCGCCACGTAATGAGTGATGATGCACTCCCAAATGTCGGCGGTGGGCTCGGACAGCCAGCGTGACTTGAGCTGCCCCTTGTTCGGCCCTCGCTTCACCTCGAAGGTGGTTTGGACCTTGCGGATAGGCTGATCGACAAGCTCGGCCGCACGTTTCGTGCCGATGCCGGGACAGCCGGAATAGCCGTCCACCATGTCGCCCGAGAGAACCTGTCGGTAGAAGGCAGCGTCAGCCGCCGCGAGGGAGACCTTCGTGGGCTCTTGTCGCTTCGTCAGGCCCTCCTTCTCGGGGTTCCAGTGCAGCCCCGGAACCGAGCGAAGGTCCTTGTCCATGGTGATGACGATTTTCTCGCCTTCGACCACCTTCGGGTTGGTCGCCAAGATGCCCATCACGTCGTCAGCTTCGAGGTGCGGACGGACAAAGACCTCGTAGTTTTCCCGGAAGTGGTCCAGCAGGGCGTGGAGGATGATCGGCCGGCGCACGTTGGCTCGGTTCGATTTGTAAGTCGGCATCACTTCCTTGCGGAAGTTCTTCTCGTCGGAGATCGCCACGATCATGCGCTCGCCGCCGAGGCGGGTCATGAAGTCGTCCATCGTGGCGTCGAGATTGAACTTGCCGGCGTCGGCGTCGGCGGTCAGGGCGTATTGGCCGTCGCCAAAGTCTGTCGCCCGCTCGGTAGCAGCGGCAACCCGATATGCGAACAGGTCACCGTCAACGATCAGGGTGGTCAATCCACCTCCTTCATTTCTATGAGCACAGCCTCGCCCTCCCACACTTCAGCGGCCATTTCGGCGGCCTCTTGGGACAGGAAGGTTTGTGCTCGGGCCAGCGTGTGGGTCCACATGACGCGGCGGTAGCGGTCGCCGAGGTAGCGATCCGCTTTCCGAACCGTCCAAACGTAAGCGGTCAGGTCAGAGCCTCCGCGCCGTCATCCGGTGCCATCACCTCGGCGATCCCGTACTTGCCCCTCAGGAGCGCCGCATGGGCCGCCCGATCCGAGGCGGTTAGCGACGAGGTCAATGAGACTCGCGGCATCGTCGGGGTGTGTGAGAAACCATTCGCCATTCTGTCGCTGACCGGAGTAGAGGCGCCGAAGAGTGCGCTCGGCTTTGCAAACATCGGGGAAGTAGCGGTGATAGTAGAGCTGGAAATCACGATGCGGGCTCGCTGTTTGGTAGGTTCGGAAGCGGGAGAGAAGACCGGTGGTACGCCCAATCTTGACGTACCCCGGCCAAGCGGGGTTGGTGATGACGTACAGGTGCCCCCCGCCGTGGTTGCGCCTGTGGCTACTAGTGGGTTTCACACCAGTTCATCCCTTGGTCGGCGTTGCCCGCGAGCGGACAGGCAAACTCAAGCTCTTCACCGGCCTTTCGGATGGCGTCTTCGGCCGTCTTCATGACGAACTCCACATGCATGGGGAGAACATCGATCTGCCACTCGTCGTGGACGTTTGCGCAGAATTCGTAGTCGATGCCGGGAACAAGGCCCTCCGCTTGGAGGTCTCGGTCTAGGATCACGAGCGCTTGCTTCATGATGATGGCGCCCGCCGACTGGAGCAGCGTGTTGAGCGCGGCATGGGCGTGACGCACTTTGAGCTTTCCACCGTCCAGGCCGACGAGGAAACCCCTACCGGGGACCCATTTCCCGGCCTTGTTCACGTAGCCGAAGGCGCGGTTCTTGACGTTCTGGACCAGCTTCCCGAGAGCTGGAAGGCCGGTCAGGAAGTTCTCACGGGACCGCTTTCCAGCCCGCAGGATGGCGTTGGCATCCCCCTTGGTGCCCATGATGGCGCCGAGCTTGAAGTCGCCCGCACCGTAGATGAAGGCATAGAACCACGTCTTGGCGATGTCTCGCCCGCTGATCCCCTTGCCGTCGATCTCGTAGGTCTTCTTGGGGGCCAGTCCAAGCGCGCGGGCGTTGACCGAGTGCATGTCCGTGCCGAGGCTCTTGTCCCCGGACAGGATGGTCTCGATGTACGCGCCTCCGTCGTAGCGGGCCATGTACCCGCCAAGGCACCGCAGCTCGAGCGCATCGGCGTCACAGCCGACGAGCACGAAGCCGGAAGTGGAGGTGAACAGAGCCCGACATTCGGCACCGTAGGGAGACCCGACCTTTGGAACTTGGGCCACGTTCGGGTTGTTGTGGGTCATGCGCCGGGTGACAGCGCCGGCCGTGATTACGGACCCGTGGATGCGCCCGTTCCGTTCCTTCTTGAGCCACGCCTGTTTGCCCTCGGCGAGCTGCCCGATGCGCTTGGCAACGGTCAGGTACTCCGAGATTAGACGGGCTTCGGCCCAAGGAAGGCGGGAGATCACGGTTTCGTCGAGCTTCGGATCGCCGCTCTTGGTGAACTCAACCGGCTCCCAGCCGAACAGCTTCTTCAGCCGGTCGGCGATGTGGTGGTTGCTCTTGGGGTTGAACTGGACCCGCTTGAGCTTCTGGTAGCGGGAGCCTTCGGCATACTCTTCCTTGACGAAGATGGGCTCTTGGGTGCCATCGCGTTTCGTCTTGAAGGCGACCGGCGGGAAGTCCTTCCGGTTCACCCGGCGCGTCCTCGTCACGGTCACCGGTTTGCCGTCCGGCGCCCACCACTCGCCGAAGGTCTTGCGAAGTTCGGTCTCCAGCTTCTCGCGCTCAGCGATCAAGCTGACGTAGAACTTCTCGGCGGAACGGACATCGAATGCGAAGCCCCAGCGCTCTTGGCGGGCGAGGATAGCCGCAACGTCCATCTCCAGCCAAACCGAGCGGTCGCTAACCGGGACGATCTCGACTGAGGTCTCCGGTTCCCGGTCCCGCTTCGCCTTCTTGAGGCGCGCTTCGGTGTCGGGGTCGATGCCGGACCAGACCTTCAGGCAACGCTGATAGAGGGCGTCTGTGACCTCGACATCGAGTTCACAATACTCCTGCATCTCCGGGTTCCAAGAGGCCCACGGATCGAGCCCCTTGGCCTTCATGATCTCGGAGTATTCGCCCTTCTGAAGCCCCAGCCGGTAGCCGAAGCTCTCAAGGCTGTACTTTCCGGTGAGCTTCTTGGGCAGCGTGCCCTTCTTGACGCGACCGGCATCGCTGTCGCCGATCTCAGGCCAGAACAGCCGCGAGAGGACAAGGGTGTCGAGGACGCGCCCCTTGGGCTCGAACCACGGGTAGAGCTTCTTGAGCGCTGGGATATCGAACTTGATGATGTTGTGGCCGATGATCTCTTCGGCCTCCATGAGCATTCGAACGCCATCGGCGACGTTCTGCTCAACAGGCTCGTCATGCTGTCGGAGCGAGTAGACCCGCCCGGTGTCGGCGTCTTTGAGGACGAGACAGTGGACGGTGGTCAGTTCCTCCAACAGCCCGTTGGTTTCACAGTCGAAGAGGTATCGGCTCAACCGACGAGCCTAATCGAAGCGCGGAGTTCGCGGACCCGCCGGTCCCGGCGCTGCTGGAGCATGGACGCGTAGATCTTCTCCTGCTCGGTCGCCGTCCGGGAACCGGCGATTTCGCGCGCACGAACCAGTTCCCCGTAGGTGAACCGCTGTTCCTTCAGGAGATCAGAAGGGAGCTTGGTCGTCGAACTCGTCGGCTCCCGAGAAGTCGTGGGATTTTTCACCGGAGGTCTCCTTCCCAAAGGGGTCCTCCATGCACTCCGTCAGCCGCCCGGTGTCGGGGTCATAGCTGAGCCATCCCGCTTCGCCGGTCTCGCCGGTGTATCGGTTCTTCAGAATGCGGAGGGTGGTGATGTTCTTGTGTTCGCCCTGCTGGTCTCGCTCGGCTCCGATCACGAAGTCCGAAAGCTGAGCGATGGCGTGTGAGCCTCGAAGCTGGGCCAGCGACGTTCGGGCTCCGTCCTCGTGGCCCCGATCGCCCTGGGGGCGCTTGAGGTGCGAGACGAGAATGATCGCGATGTTCAGCTCCATCGCGAGCGTCTTCAGTTCGGTCATGATGTTGTCGATGAGGCGCCGCTCGTCGCCGTCCTCGGTGCCCGAGACGATGATCGAAAGGTGATCGAGGATAATCACCTTGCAGTCGCAGCCGACCGCCATGTACCTGATCTTGGACACGATATTGTCGATGTCCGAAGACCCGAAGTGGTCGTAGAGGAAGATGCGGTTGGTGCCGAGGGTGGCAGTGAAGCCATCCCTCTTCTCCTCGTCCGTCAGTTCGTTCCAGATGGCATGGGCCGGGCGGTTGATGGCGAGACCCATCAGGCCCCTCGCGGTGCGCTTGACGTTCTCCTCCAGCATGATCATTCCGACCGTCTCGCCAGAGATGACGAAGTGGTAGGCGATCTCGCGCACGATGGCGGACTTGCCGATGCCGGAGCCGGCCGTGAAGGTCCAAAGTTCCCCCAGCCGGACCCCGAGCGACATCCTGGAAAGGGCGTCGAAGGGCAGCGGGAGGGTGTACTCCTCGTCCTGCTGGTTGATGGTGTCCCAGAGGTCCACGCCCGCGACGATGCCATCCGGGCGGTACGCCTTCGCCCCGAAGATCGCGTCGATCACTTCAGCGCCTCGACCGGCCTGAAGCATCTCGTTCGGGTCCTTCAGGGGGAGCTTGGCGACCTTG